GCCGTAGTCTGCGGACGAGCTACCGCCCCTAACTACGCCCAAAAGAGCTATCGCAAAATAATCCCCTCTAGCTTTGCCCATCGCCGGATCAAGGCCGATATAATATGCGTCGCAAACGGGCATCTGCTCGTAAGTTTTATACTCCGAGAATATCGCCCCGTCGCGGCTTAGCGGCTCGTTTTGGTATTCGGAGTAAAAGCTTTCCTTGTCGTCGAAAAACTCGGCGAGCACCCCGCGCTTATCCATACTCTCGTCGTCTAAGATCATATTCGAGATTTTGGCTTTCGCTACGTTATCTTTGTTTAGCTCGTCGATGTTGTTCGGAAATTTAACCACCAGCGGAAAGTTAAAGCTAGTAAACGCGCTTAGCTTTTTTATGCGCGCCAAAAGCCCGTCGTGATGAAGTCGCGTGCCCACCACGATAATATTAAAACTTGGATCGTAGCGGCTAGGCAGCTTTAGCACAGCCTTTCTAAACCATTTATAAAGCTTTTCTCTTTGGGCCAAGCTCTCTACGTTTTCGTCGTTTTCTATATCGTCGGCAATGATGATGTCCGGGCGCTTGCCTAGGAAGTTCGTGCCTCTTATCTTTTTGCCCGCGCCGAAAAATTTAAGCTTCTTGGGTTTTTTGTCCGCCAAAAAGATAAACTCGTCGCTCTTCCACTTATCGCCTATTTCAATTTTAAAGTCGTTTATGAGTCGGGCGTTTTCTTCGAGCTCGACGCGCAAGGTATCGCTACTCTCGACCGCGATGTCGATGGTAGAGCTAACTACTATGCCGTAACTCTTTTTGTCCGTGAGCAACAGCCAAAGATTGTATAACCGCGTGATAAGGGTCGTTTTTGCACCGCCGCGATACGCCTCTATGAGGATATGACGGCGCTTAACGCAAGTGTTTTCAAGGTCTTTATAAATAAAGCTTCTAAATTTGGATTTGTCGTTAAATTTGTCGCCATCCTCAAGCCCTATCTGATGGGAAAAATAAGTCAGCACGAAAAATTTAAAATCGTTTTGCGATTTTTTACGCCTATTCTCTCCCTGATCATCTATAATGTTTGGCAAAGATTTGAGATATGCCCTTAGCTCTTTTAACTCCATTTGTAAAACCTTTTTTTAAAAGCGTTTAAACCCTTTTTAAAATCGTTTAAAAGGTTTGCGCCTATACCTTTGCTAGCCTTGGAGTTAAAAATGCCTAGAAACGTCGCTTTTTTCATTTGTCGTTTTTTACTACATTTGAGATAATAAGATCGGCGTTTTCGCTAAGCCACTGCGCGACGTCCGCTTGTTTGTGCGACAAGGCAAGCTTGGCTATCGCTTCCAGCGTCTTTTTCGCGGCGCTTACGGCTATATCCCTCGGGTTTATTTGGCGCGGAGCCTTGATACTCCAATACGTTTTTGCGAATTTATGAAGATTTTCGATATGCTCCGGACTTAGCTCTCCAGCATCTTTTAAAAATTTCTCGTAATTTTCGATGAGGCTATTTACAAAAAGTGCCTCTTTGTTTTCGAGCTCATCCTCGCTTCTTAAATTTGCCAGTTTTAGGCCGTCCCAGTCGATGCCTTTTTTAAAATCTGCTTTTTTATGGTAGTAGAAAGTTTGGCGCGCGATATTTAAAGCGGCGCAAATTTCATCTACGGTCTTTCCTTGTATATACAGCTCTTTTATTACGTCTTTCATTTTTTTTCACGTCCGTTTTTTTACGCAAACTATAACGCAAAATTTTTTTACAAGCACTCCAAATAGCGGGTATTTAGAGTGGTTAAATTTTAAAAAAGCCATAAAATGCGAGGCAAGAAAACCAAAAAAAAGGAGCGAAATGGCAGAGCTTGAAAAAAGCGTGGTAGCGCTTGAACTAAACAGCTTGCAAGACGGAAAGATAAAAATCAGCCCCGCCGGTCAGCAGGTTATGGGCTACGACGGCCGCGTCTTCAATATCGACGCCTCGTTTGTGGTAGCCAACACTAAGAGTCAAAACGTAGATATCTTGTTAGACAAGGATCACTATGACGGCGAAGCGATGGGATGGTTTAACATAAATTCGCTTGAAGCTAGAGACGACGGGATTTACGCGAGTTTGGAATTTACCGAGGTGGGCAAAGGACTAGTAGATAAAAAACTATATAGATACTTAAGCCCCGCTTACGAGGTTAATTACCGCGACAACGGAGTGAGAGAGGTGGTGAGGATCGCAAGCGTGGGGCTTGTAAATCGCCCAAATTTATTAAACAAAGCACTAAATAACAAAGGAGAAGAGATGCCCGAAAACAATTCCGAGCTAGCTATAAAACTGGCTGAATTAAACGAGAAAAACGCGGCTTTGCAGGCGCAAATAATCGCAAAAGACAAGGAGATAGGAGAGCTAAAAACAGCGCTTGATACCGAGCGCAATAACGCTAAAACCGCGCGAATAGAGAGCGCCATAAAAAACGGCGAACTTTTGCCTAATCGCAAAGAGATGGCTATGGCGCTTGAAGGAAACGCGCTTGAATCGTTTTTGGAAGTCTCAAAAAGCGAGGCTATAAGCGTGCTCAAAGAAAAAAACTACGAAAAGAACAAAAAAGACGAGCTTGATATACACCCCGACGTCAAAGCTCAACTAGGTTTATAAAAGGAGAAAAAATGCCAAGAAGAACACTAGACGCCGCCTATATGGCGGAAGTCTCAAAAGGATTCAAAACCGTATTTGACAACGCTTTAAATACGAAAAACAGCGACTATTTAAAGGTCGCCACGGATATACACGCAAACACCGTAACGGTTGATTATTCGTGGCTAGCGGACATGCCCAGCATGCGCGAATGGGTGGGCGACAGAGTGCTAAACGAGCTAGCGGCTTGGAACTATACCATCTCTAAAAAAGATTGGGAATCATCGATAAGGGTCAAACGCGACGTCATCGAATACGATAACTTAGGTATCGTAAAGCCTCGTATCATAGATCTAGCCGACGCAGTACCGGAGCATTATAACTCTATGGTATTCGGACTACTTGAGTCAAACGGTGACTGCTACGACGGCAAGAAGTTTTTTGCCGCCGATCACCAAATAAAAGGGCAAAGTTTTTCAAATTTGAGTAATTTGGAACTAACCGAGGAAAACTACGAAAAAACGGTAGCTGAGATGAGCAGACTCATCAAGGATAACGGAAGTCCGCTTCGCATAAAGCCAAATCTCATCGTGGTACCACCGGAGCTAAAAGCAAAGGCTAAAGAGTTATTTTTGTCCGATAAAAAGACGGGCGGCGGCAGTAATCCTCTCTACAAAGAGGTCGAAATACTCGTTTGCTACGAGCTAACCAAGAAAAAGACGTGGTATCTGCTAGATACTTCAAGGGCAGTCAAGCCTATCGTGCTTCAGATAAACAAAGAAGCCGAATTCGTCGCTCAGGACAAGCCCGATAACGAAGCGGCATTTATGAGAAAAGAATTTAGATACGGCGTAGATACCGAAGATAACGCAGGATACGGCCTATGGCAAATGGCGTATAAAAACGCACCGACAGAATAAGGAGCTGCAATGGGCAACTATGAAAGCTTTTTGAAAACCAGGGGCGCCGCGCAAAGCGACGAAACAAAAGAGGAAAAAGAAGCTGCGAATTCGGGCGATGCAAATTCGTCCGAAGCGGGTCAAACGGACGACGATACGCAAAATTTGACGGATCAAGAGGGCGATCTTGAACAAAACGAGAGCGGCAACGAGGGGCAAAATAGCGGCGATAACTCCGAACAAAGCGGGGATGATGACAGCAAACAAAACAAGAGTGGCGAAGAAAAGAACCTGCCCGATAAAGCCGTTATAGCCGCCTCTAAAGACGACGAAAAAGCCGCCGATCAGAGCAAAAACAAAAAGAACAAGGGTAAAAATGGAGATGGCGCAAAAGCTGGAGCTAAGGGCGAAGCAAAGCCTGCAAAATCCAAATGAAATAACGCCCGAGCTAATAGCGCGCTGTGTTACGGATGCGCAAGAAGTTTGTAAAGGACGCGAGGTGCCTTATTTCGCAAAAGAGGATTTTGCCTACATCAGGCTAAAAATTTATTTAAAAGTAGGTCTTGACGAGCAAGATCTACTGCTTTTGGAAACGGCGCAAAAGGCCATCAAAAACTCACCTTTCGTAAACGACGCTGGAGAGCTTAGCTCGGCGAAATTTTATAAAAGTAAGACAAGAAAGGACGTGATGTGAATTCGCTAAGCGAACTAGCCGCAAAGCTAAAGAGCGAATTTGGGCTACTTGAGCTGCCAAGCCTCGAAGCTCTTGTGCAAAACGGCGACTATCTCGTGTTTGAGGGGCTTGAGGGCGTAAACGACATAACCGATAACGCTGTTTTTGGCGTCGTTATAGCTAGAAATTCGCTTAACGCCGACAAAAGCGGCGTGCTGGATAAAATCGACGAGCTAAGGAGTGAGTTGTTTAAATTCGGCGCTAAATACGGAGAAAAAGTAACGTTTGGAGCAAAGGCTGCGTTTGTAACCAATACGCTTTATTGCGTAAGAATACAAATCAAATTTAAGATTATAGGCTTCACGGAAGCATAAAAAGGAGACAAAAATGGCACAAGAAAAAATAGCAAGGCTTGCCGTCGCTACGGTGAGCTTCACCCCACAAGGTGGCAATGAGAGCATCACGCTAGGCTATCAGCAAAGCGTATCGCTCAATAGGACCATCGAGAAAAAAGAGCTACTGTCAAACGACGAGAGCCTAGGCGAAACGGTGATGGAGCTTGAGACGAAAGCCGAATACAACTTCAGCACCGAAATCGGCGACGTAAGTATCGATAATCTAGCTCTTTGCTTTAAAGGCGTCGTCGAAAACGAAACATACGCCGCAGCGGGCAAATTTTTCAACGGCAAGACCATCAAGGCCGACACCGAGCAAATAAGAGTCGGCGACCCGGTGTTAAAAGATAACAAGATCTACACCGCTACCGAAAACATGGCGGCGGGCAGCTTCACGATAGACAAGTGCGCGCCAAAAATCTACCCGGCTAAATTTAAGCGTGTCGCGCCGCAAAAACTCGCAAATTCGCTCGGCAAAATCATCGTCGAGGGCAAAAACCTAGCTACCGACAAGGCTCAAATTTTGGTTATTCCTCTAGTAAATCTCAGCTTTGAGGGCGACGTGAGCGTAAGCGGAACCGAGTTTGCCAAGCTCAGTCTTAAAGGCAAGGTGCTAAAAGCGGGGAATGAAAACCTATTCAGCTTTATGGACGCAGAATAAAAATTTAAAAAAGGAAAACAATGAAGACCAAATTTCCGTTTGAAATAAACATCGACGAAAACAAATTCAAGCTCGAGTATAGAGAGCTAAAAAAGAGCGAGGCAAGAGAGCTCGTAGCGGAATTTGCCGAGCTAAAAAAGCAAATAGACGCTAGCGAAGCCGTAAAGGGCGAGATAGCCGCACTCGAGGAGGAAAAAGATATCAAAAGAGAGATAGCCTCTACCCAAAACGACGATAAAAAAGCAAAGACTTTGCAAGAAGTGCTTGCGCTTAATAAGCAAATTGAAGCCAAAAAAGCAGAGCAAAAAGAGCTAGCTAGCGCCTCGATAGATCTTGACGTCGTCGCGAAAAAGCGATTCGATCTTACTCTTGGCGGTGCGGATCTAAACAAATTCAAAGCCGAAATAGAAGACAAAGGTCTAAGCTATCTATCGGTTATGGGCGCCATTGACGTTGCCATCGAGGCCGAGCGCTCAAAAAAGTAGAGAGGCTGCTTGCCTGCGTCGAAAATAAAATGAGCCCGGATGATTTCGGGCTTGATTATTACGAAGCTCTTATGCTTCGCGGGCAACAAATGGCAAGCGTAGTGAAGCAAGGGTTTGACGGCGGATATTTTGAATGCGAAGTAATCGTTTTAAGGGCTTTTTGCAAGCGTTTTAAAATCGATTTTTTATGGATGTTTGAAATTTCAAAACGCTATCTTGCCGCAATGAATAAAAGAGAGTAGAGCAAAAACATGGCTAACAGCGACGTAAGCATAACCATCACCATAGACGGACAAACTCATAGCTTGCGTACCGCAAGAAGCGACGTAAACGAGCTAGGGCGCAGCATAACCGGAGCTAATAGCGCCGCAAATACTCTTCGCGACTCTCTTGGCAGAATGGTACTTGCCGTAGGCGGCGTAGCGGCGCTTACGGCCGCTTTTAAATCTTTTGCGGCTTCGGGCATCGAAGCAAACCGCAGCTTTGAAAATTTAAAAATTCAACTAACCGGCCTAATTGCGGCCAATTCTTCAAACGTAAGTATGATGGGTAAAACCCTCGACGCGCATGCTAAGTGGAATATGGGCATGCGCGAGAGCGAGGGAATACTCAAAAGGCTCAACGAAACCAACGCTAAAACCAAATTTACGCTTGAAGAGATCACTGGTGCCTTTAATATGTTTTACGCCACTTCAGCCGGGCAAGGCAGTCGCGAAAAAGCCGTGCAGGCTATGGACTCTATAGCCCTAGCCGCGCAGGCCGTAGGCAAAAATCTAGGCGATCTAACGCCGATGATGGATAGCCTAGCCACGGGCACCGTAATAGCCGCTTCCGAGATGGGTAGCTTTATGAAGATCGTGGGCCTCACCAACGAGGAGCTTAAAAAAGCAAGCTCCGAAGGCAAAGTCTATGACCACATTATAGAAAAACTAGCCAAATATAAAGAGCTAAGCGCCGAGGCGGCCAAGGGCTACGAAGTAGCGCTAGGATCGCTAAAAAACGAGCTAACCAAACTAAGCAGAGAGCTAACCAAACCGATGTTTGATACTCTGACTGCAAGTATAGCCGCTTTTTCAAATTTCATCAAAGAAAACAAAGCTACGATCATAGAGTGGGCGGGGTATATAACCGAGGCGGCAAAGCATCTTGCAGCTTTGGGCGCGGCATTCGTAGGAGCCAAACTGCTATCCCTGGGTGCATCAAAGGCTTTTGAGGCTTTTAGAGCAACCTTGCCGCTCTTGACAGCCGAAATAAAATTAACGGCCGCGGCCGCAGGGCTCTTAAACACGGCTTTAACGGGTATAAAAACGGCGTTTAGAACTTTTTTGCCTACGGCGGTAGTATTCGGGGCGTTTGAACTTTTGATGAACTATACCGACAAAAGCAAAGAAAAAATGAGCGAGCTTGGCGACACTATAGAAAAGACTGCCGAGGATTTCAAGAAACTCACCCAAAACGAAAGAGACTACGAAGAATTAAAAATCGTCAAACAAATCAACGCGGCGAATTTGGAGCTCATAAAGCTGCAAAAAGAGCTGCAAAAAGCCCAAACCGTTTACGATGTGGTATTCAAAGGCTCGGGCGTCGGAGAAGAAGGCGAAATCGTCTCTTGGGTAGATGAGAGCCTAAAAAACGACAAGACGGTGAGACTAAAGGCTCAAATGGACGAGCTTGTGCGCACCATAGAAAATCTAACCGGCGCGCAGCGCGAGCTAAAGACGGCAAGCCTGCAAGCGGCCGGCGGTATGGACGCTCTAGCCCAAAGCACGGACGAAGCCTCAAAATCGATGAGCAAGGCAAAGGAAAAATTCGGGAAAACCCTCATACTCAAAGACTTGACCGATGACCTAGAGGACGCAAAAAGGATCCTTGAGGGCCTCAAAAAAGAGGATGGCGACGAAACGCTGATCAGGCGCGGCGAAAAATACATCAAAGATCTAGAAACGAAAATCAAAAATTTCTCCAAAAGCACGAATGCCGCCGTAAGCAACGTAGCGGCGCTAAAAAGCGCACTCAAGGAGATCGCCGAAATAAATTTCACCGATATGGAGAAAAAGACCCAAAGGGTGCTTGATCGCTACAACGAGATGCTGAGCCTTGGCGTGAATAAAAACAAGGCACGAGAGTATCTTGAATCAAGCCTCGCAAAGATAGCAAACGAACACCTAGCTGAGTTTGAAAAGAGCGAAAAAGAGGCGCTTGAAAGGCAGCTTGCGCTCAGAAGCGAGTATTATACCGCCATCGGCGATATGCAAAACGCATGGCTAATCAAAAAAGCCGAGCTGGAGAAAAAATACCGAAATTTGGTATTTGAAGACGGAAAAAAAATAACCAAAGAGCAGCTCGATAATTTTCTAAAAATGGAAGAAAAAGCCTTTTTGACGGGCGCGAAAGTCGCCAAAAAATCATTCGGCGATATCAAAAACTCCTGGGCGGACACTGTTTCATCAATGCAAAAGACCGTCGAGGACGGCTTTTTCAACTTTTTCATAGGAAAAACAAAGAGCCTGAAAACCGCGCTAAAAGACATTGGCACGAACCTGATGAGAGATATGATCAGCCCATACGCGCGCACCTTGTCGCAAGGACTGGCAGGCGGTTTCGGGGCGATGCTGGGCGGCGGGTCTAATCTCGCATCTATCGCTTCAAATTTGGGTCTCGCCAAAAACAATAGCGGCGGCTGGAGCGGCTCGGTAGGTGGCACTCCGGTCGAGCTATCAAGCACCGGGCAAATACTTCGCGGTGCGAGTGCTTTGGACAAAAGCACTACCGGGCTACTAAATTCTATCTCCAGCCTAAAAACGGCTTATGATACTTTCACTACGGGCTTTGGCGGCACTATCGCCTCTCCTTTTTACAGCGCCGGTGGATGGCTAGGCAAAGCCGGGTTTGCGGGCTCGAGCCAGTTTATGAACGGTATGGGCAACGGAGCTAGCATAGCTATGGGCGGCAACGGCACCACGGCCGTAGGGGGACCGTATATGTACGGCACGGCTGCGGGCGGGGCTATGGTCGGCGGAGCGGTAGGATACGGCGTAGGCGCGGGGCTGGATAAGGCTTTTGGAGCCCAAACCTACGCGCCGTATACCGGAGCCGTCGCGGGCGCGGCCGTAGGCGGGTATGCCGCTATCGCGGGATCGCTTGCCGCGGTGCCGGTCTGGGGCTGGATAGCTGCGGCCGTAGTGCTTGCCATAGGCGGTATGATAGGAAAATCAAAAATCACCGATTGGGGCTATCAGGTAGGACAAAACCTATCCTTGGGCCTTGACAAAGGACTTGACGGCGGCATAAATAACTGGAAAGAAAAGACCAAAAAAAGCTGGTTTAGCAAAAGCGTTTCAAATCAAACCTCGCCCATAGACGAGCAAACGCAAAAAATGCTCAATCAATACGCTCGCGCTACGGGCACTCTACTCAAGGATTGGACGGGAGGAAATTTCAACCTACCCGCGCGCACATACAACAAGCGCACTCTAATTGATGAGGGCTTCGGCGGAGCATTGCTAGCCGGCGTAACGGGGAAAAAATACGACAAGGCTCTTCGTTTCGGCGGAGCCGAGGGCGAGTTGGAAAAGACCTATCGCTACTGGATGGAACAAGCCAAAAAGGACAAAAAAGAGACCTATAATCTCATCTCCGAATACGTCGGCAAAGTGAATTCGAGCATAAAATCCCTAAAATTCGAAACCCTAAGCAGCGGACTGCAAAGGGTAAAATTCGCCAACAACGAGGCCGTAGAAGCTCTAAAAACCCTAAACGCCGGGCTTGGCGCTATCGGCGGCGACATAGAGCATATCGGTAGGGATACGGCCGCTCAAATAGAAAAAGCTTATCGCGAGGCCTTAAAAACCGATTTCTCAAAAGAGACCGTGCAAAGATACGAGGCGCTCATAGAGGCCTACAAAAAAGCCAAGCAGGCCCAAGACGACTACACAAAGGCAGTGCTGAGCTTCACGCAGCAAATAGCACAAACTCAAGGAGGGTTTTATCAGGCCCACGGCATCGATAATTCATTTTTGAACTATCAAAATATCTATACCAAATTTCGAACCCTTATCGGGGCGCTTGATAAAGATATAGGCGAGGGGCACAAACAAGGGGTGCTCAAAAACGGCTCGCTGGGAGACATCAACAGCTGGGCGAAACACTTCCTATCTATGAGCTCAAGCAGCCTGGGCGAGTTTCTCTCAAACGGCAACGTAGAGTTACGAAAAGCGCTTATAGAAACTTTGACTCAATATAAAAGCCAAGCCAATTCAACCGGCGGTCACGAGTATTGGACAAAGTCGATGGCCGACCTGGAAACCGTGAACAAACAAATAGCGGCCCTCAAGCTGGCCCAAGAGGCGAAAAAGAATATAGAGCTTCAAAAAGAGCAAGCTCAAAAACAGCTCGACGCCCTAAAAGAACAGCTAAGCATCCTCAATCTGCAAAAAGGCGCGGTCGAAAAGATAGGCTCCATAGCAAAAAGCATCAGAGATAGCGTCATAGACCGCACCACGAGCACGATCAACTACCGCTCGGCTCTAGAGCAGGCCAAAAAAGCCTTTGCTAGCGGAGACTACGGCTCAAAAGCTTTTGGAAATCTCAGTGACGCCGTCTCTCATCAAAAACGGTTCTACGAAGATACCGCGGCGACGTATGAGGACTACAGATTGGCGATGCTGAGGATGGCCGGCGAGGTGGAAGCCATCACAAACCACGTGACGCTCGATACCATAGACAAGTCCATCAAAGAGCTTGAAGATCGTATCAAAAAAGCCCAAAAAGAGCTGGTCGAAAAAAACGAAACGCTCAACCAGACCGGACAAGATCAGCTCTCTATGCTAGAACAGCAACGCCAGGCTCTCATCGAGAGCTCTCAAAAACAGCTTGAGCGTATGAGCGATCTTTTGGGCGCAGGCAGTCCTATAGTGAGATATCTCAAAGATATGCTCGAGTATCTCATCAAGCCCGAAACCGGCAAAGACGGCAAACCAAAACCGCCCGGCATCCCGAACTATACCACGCCGGACAACATCAATACCGGCGTAAATACAGCAAACGGCGCGGTAGTGAAAAGCGAGCTTGATAAATTTATCAATAGCACCTATTTAGCCGTGCTCGGCCGTAGCGTAGAGCAAAGCGGCCTGGACTACTGGCGCGACCAAATAGAAAAAGGCAAGACGAGCAAGCAAGATCTTGCAGGCGCACTTGCAGCCAGCGCCAGAGCTATGACGGGCTCAAACGATCGCGCCGACTGGATAGAGTGGGCGAAATCAAAAGGCTACAAGCCGTTTGCCGACGGCGGCATAGTGACCCGCCCGACTCGCGCTCTCATCGGAGAAGCCGGGTATGATGAGGCCGTCATACCGCTTGACGGCAGGAAGCTCAAGATAGACGCAGGAGACGATTTTCGGGCGCTTTCAAAGAAGACCGATACGCTAGAGCAAACTATGAGCGAGGTCAAGGACGCCGTCAAAGAGCTTGTGAGATACGTCCGCGGTATCATCACCGAGGACGGGCAAGGAATATACGCAAAGGAGAAAAAATGACCGTAGTAGAAAAAGTGAAATTTGAAGTGGTAGCCAACAACGCAAAGCCCGACGACACCCCCGTTTGGCAAAGCTCCAAGAGCTACAGTCCGGACGATAGGGTGCTGTTTGAGGGCAAAATTTATGTCTGCGCTGTGGCAAATACGGGCAAAAAACCGGGCATCAGCATCAATGAGTGGTCCGAGATGGGTAACCCCAATCCGACGAAATTCATGGACAAATACATCAACACCCAAACCAAAAGCGGCGGGGGTAATCTGGAGATCACGATAGACGTCAAAAATAGTTTTGTAAATTCGTTCGCGATATTTAATGTGGACGCCAGCCGCATAACCGTCTACGATCAAAACAACCAAATCATAGCCCAAAAGAGTATGACTGTGCGAGACACCGTCACGAATTGGTGGCAGTATTTTTACGGCGGATCCTTTTCATTCAGAAACGACGCCTGGTATATCGGCGACATAGACTACAAAGGAAAGATCAAATTTGTCCTGGAGCCAAACGACAAGGGTGCGAATTTAGGACACCTCATAGTCGGCAAAAAGATATTTCTAGGCTGGACGCAGGCCGAATTTGCAGTCAAAAATATAGACTACTCCAAAATAGTGGAAAACCCGTGGGGCGGAGTGTATATCAGAGAGGGGCAAACGGCAAAATACGCCGACGTGAGTATCACTATGAAAACCTCTCAGCTCGATTTCAACAGAAAGGTGCTCGCGCGCGTCGGCAAGCCTACGCTTTTTATCGGGCACGAAAAGCAGAGCGGCTTTGAGAGCCTCACGATATTCGGATTTCACGACGACCTTGAAATTCGCTCGACCGGAGCCGAATACAGCGAAACAAAGCTAAGTATAAAAGGAGTGATATAAAAATATGGCAAAAGAAATAGCACAACTACCTATGGCGCCTAACAGCGCCAACCCGGCAACTTTCAACGAAAGAGCCGATGCCTTTGTGAAAGCTTTGCAACCTTTTGCGGATGACGCAAACGCTCTAGCCAAGGAGCTAGAGGAATTTTCAAAAAACGTCGATACCAAAAGCGGCGACGTTGATACGAAGTATGCCGATCTGGTGCAAAAATACAACGATTTCATCACGAAATACGGCGACTTTTTCGCAAAATACGACATATTCGTGCCTGCATATCTCGACGTCAAAACAAAACACGGCGAAGTGGTATCTACGGCAAAAGCGCACAGAGAGTATGTGGATACCCTCAAGGCTCAAATAGACGAAGCCTTGGAAAAAGCAAAAAGCTTCATCAATGAGCAAAACAGCGTCATAGATGACGGCAAAGTCTCGGAAACTTCAACCTTTTCGAGCAAAAAAATCAATGAGGAGTTGGACAAAAAAGTAGGTATCGACGACGATACCGTCACCATCAAAAACCTGAAAATCTCAAAACAAAAAATCTCAAATTTGACGAAAACGTCCGAAATTTTGTTTCGCACAGCAGCGGGAAATAGCTTTGAGATTTCGGACATCAAGGGGCTATATGGCGGGCTTAAAGAGTATATAGATTTCGACTTTTTGAGCGCGCCTCTTGTAGTCGTGAACAAGGGCGAAGAGTTTGATTTCGACGCCGGCGGAGCTTCTTTCGGAAACGAGACCGACACCATCAAAACGGACGACGGTAGCTACGTAGTCTATTCTACCGGAAAACAAGCCTATGCAAAACTACTTCGCATTTCAGCCGGCGGCGCTCTTTCGACTCTCTCTTTGCCGAGCCAAAGCGTATATACGCCTATCACGGTTTTTGAGGGCGGAGCAAGGCAGCTGTATATCGCAGAGAAGAAAGCTCCATTCACGAAAATCTACAAGCTGGACAAAAGCGGCGGCGGATCGTGGCGTCAAATCCCAAACCCTCAAGGCGTAGAGATACGCTGCCCGCAAGGGACAAACGAGTATCTCGTCGGGGTCAAAAAAGGCAATGGATACCGCGAATATTCCTCGTATTACTACGACGACGCCGCGCGAGGGTGGAAGTCGGGTTTGGCAAACGAGAGAATACCGGACGGCAAAGAATACGACAACATAGGGGATTGCTATTTTTTTCACGATCGCTCCAGGCTGTTTGCGGAGTATCGCAAGCGCCTTGCGTTTTTTCCGTGGGGATCCGGGCTGCTCGACGACGGCCGCTTTGAGCCTCGAAACGTTCGGAAGTATCCGGACCTCAAAAGGTTTGAAGAGCCCTACCAAAAAGAAAAAGCCTTTTTCGAAAATGAAAAATTTATGATTTTTTTTGACAAATATGACAAAAGAAACATACTCAAAAAACAAGACGGCGAAACTTTCGCGCTCGAATACGACGTCCCGCTGGAGCGCGCGGGATACTGGGTGGAGATCGGCGGCGAATACACGTATTTTTCAGTGCAAAGCGGCAAAGCGCAGAAAATCGCGCTAGGCAAAAAATTCCTCAGATTTTACGGATTAGAATAGGAGAAAAAATGCAATATCAATTTGAGAAAATCAAAAAAGGTGAATACAGAGTATTCGGTAGAGACTACGACACCGTCCACCTCGTCGATGAAGCGGGAGCCAAAGCCATAGCGGCCGAGCTCGAGGCGAAGTGGTTGGCGGAACAAAAACTACTCAAGATCGCAAAGCTGAACGCCAATATCAACGCAGCCTATCAGGCATACCTGCGAAAGTATCCTGATGTCGAGATCAGGACGTTTGAGGAAAAAGCCAAGGAGAGCTTCCTCGTGAAAAAAGACCCAAACACCCCTTGCGCGGATACTCCGCTGCTTTGCAAACTCACGGCAAACGGGACCGTAGAGGAGAGGAATGTCTTAGCACAACAAGTATTTGAAAAGGTGGTGGAAAACGCCGCTCTCGAAAAATGGGGTGTGGTTACCAGAGACGCGATCAAAGCAGCCGTCGATGAAGCGGCGCTTGATCAAATCAGTATAGAAATTCCGAATTTGGGGGTGTGAAATGCAATACCGCAAACCGCAGCCCGCGTCAGTCGGGCAAGTCTTCAGTGTGGGTGCAGGGCGCCAAGCCTTGCCCGTAGACCGGGCTTTGCCCGGGCGAGGAGTAAAAAATGTTTGAAACAGAACTCATAGTCAGGCGAATCATAGGTGTCAAAAACTGTTGGCAAACCGTAGAGCCTTTAGTATGGGGTGACGGCAAGGACGAAATCACAGTGCCTGCAGGTTTCATATGCAACGGAGCCAGCGTGCCCGCTGTCTTTGCGTTTGTGTTGCCAAAAGCGGGCGAGAGATACGACCGCGCCGCTTGCTTGCACGACTTTCTATACGCTACGCGCAAATTTGATAGAAAGAAGTGCGATGAGATATTTTATGCGGCGATGAAATTTGACAAGGTCGCAAAATGGAAAGCGTGGATCATACACAAATCGGTGAGGGTATTTGGCAGCCGGGCATATGCCAATCACAAGGCACTGGACCCAGAGAAAATCAAAATTTAAGGAGTGAAAAAATGATAAAAACAATACTTCTACTTTTCAAAGCAAAGCCGATATTTGGCGGTATAGCGACGTTTGCAGCGCTGGCTATCTTTGGCGCGGCAGGATATGCCGGCTGGCGTATACACGCTCTTGGCTCCGAACTGGCCGCACAGCAAAAGCTTATAGAGCAAAAAGACGGCGAGCTCGAAGCCAAAAGGCAAAAGCTGGCTCTCAAAGAGGCGATGCTGGCACTGCGAGACTCCGAGATAGAGACGGCAAATCAAAAAATCTCCGCTCAAAATCAGGCCATCGAGAGCATAGCGCTGGATATGAAGAAGATCCGTCAAAGCCAAGCCGGTATCAGAAAAGAGCTGCAAGCCAAATACGAGAAGATAGAGCCTCCGCCGAGGGATAGTAGCTGTGAGGAAAACGTAGCCTATTATGAAAGGCTGTTTAGGGGGCTAGGAAAATGAAGATAGAAAAAGTGATCGAATTTGTCCTTATTTGCGGCTTGATCATTATACTTTGCGGCTGCGCGAACAAAGAGCCCGAGATCATCTCTCGCACCAGCTATCAGGATGTGGATATGCCCGTGCGCTGCGAGGTAGAGCTACCGCCGAAACCCAGCTTTGACGAAACAAACCCGTTGACTGCTGGAGATGTGGCGGCCTACTACGAAGAGGTCGAAAGGCTGCTTTTGGTGTGCGTAGGAGAAAAACCATGAGTGAGCTAGTGATGAAAAAATTCAGAAGCTTTTGCATCAGCAGAAAAAGGATACTCGAGATAGTTTTGTCTGTCTTGCTCGCCTTGATTTTCGGGGCGGTGCGATGAGCTGGATCGACAAAGAATATTGGTATATAGTTTGGGTGCTCGCAGTTGGCATCATAGGGGGCACCTTGGGGCTACTGGACGAGAGCGGAAGACCTAGAAAAAACAGAACGAAAAAAGCTTTTTTCGTGGCGGCCGCTACGTCTGCGTTTTTGTGTTGGGCGACATACGAGATAGTATTTTTTCTCTCGCACGTCACGCCTTTTTCGCTCGCCATAGGCGGCATCATAGCGTGGATGGGCGCCGAGTGGGTGCGCAGGAAGATCGACCGCGCCGCCAACAAGAAGATAGACGGGCTAGGCAAAGACTATGGTAGCTATGATGGCTACGCAAGAAGCGAATACGAGGAGAATTTGAAATGAAAATGATCATACATAGATACAAAAATATTGCCGATGGCACTATCGGCAAATTTGAGCTGATACGCGGAAACGAGGTGCTGATGACGGGCTATACGCTAGAACCCGCCGGACCTGATACGACCGAGCGAGGCAAAGATAGACGCATACCAGCAGGACTTTATCAGGTGGTCTGGCATCGCTCAGCCAAATTTAACCGCATATTGCCGGTGCTCCATAACGAGCAAGTGCCAAAAGATCGCTACATAGAGATACATGCGGGAAACCACCCAAAGCATACCGAGGGCTGCATCTTGGTAGGGAAATGGGCAAACGACGAAGGGGTGTTTGAGAGTGTGAAAGCACTCGAGGCTTTGCTTGGTTTTATTCAAGGCAGAGATTTAGAGGTGGAGATTTTAAACGAATTTAGATAGACTTAAACGCCCTTTAAAGGGCGTTTAAGTAATTAAAAAACACTCAAACTCCTATCTATCTTCAAATGCTCGTCCCGGATGAAACGAGCATACACCTTGATCGTCATATCAAGGTTTGCGTGCCCGAGGATCTGCGAAACCCATTTGATGGGTATCTCGCCCCTCGCGGCGCGCTCGACCATATGCGTGGCGAAAGTATGTCTCGTGTGCCTCGCGCTTCTATACGGCACTTCGCAATCGGCTAGAAATTTGCGCCACTTGCCGTTTCCAAACAGCGAAGCAGATCCGAACAAGTGATCTTTCTTCTCTGAAAACACCCACTCGCTATCTCTTTGTCGCGCCAGCCCTTGGATATAGGGCAGCAACGGCTCAAATATAGGGATGGTTTTATCTTCTCCCGTCTTGGTTTGGTTTTTGACCAGGCCATTCACGAGGCTTTTTGAGATATAGATCGTCATCGCGTCCATATCTATATCATCCCACTTCAGAGCCAAAATTTCGCAACACCTGGCGCCGGTATAAAACGCAAATGCCAAATAGCCCTCAAGCCTACCCGTAGCTCTTGATAGCATGGCCTCTATCTCCTCTTTGGCGAAAGGGTCTATTTTTGATATGGCTATCTTCGGGCGTTTCACTCTTGAAAAAGGATTTTTCTTGATGGCTCCTTTTTCGATAGCTTGCTCGCAAGCCCTACTCCAGCAGAGCACTACGCGCTTGATAGTGCTTGGCGCTAGATTTTTTTGCATAGCCGCGACCCATTTTTGAGTGTCGGCCGAAGTGATCTTTGTTACGTCTTTTGGCAGCTTTTCTACGTGAGAAAAGCTGCTCTTCTCAATTCTATACCGCTCAAGACTGATTTGCCCGAGATTTTCGAGGTAGTCTCGGGCGATAACAGAAAGCGTCATCTTGCTTCACCTCAACACCCTTTTGATTTTTTCTATATCCGCGTCTGTTACGCGGTAGTTTCCAACCAAGGCAAAATACGTAGAGTTATCGCCAAACCCCCTTTGACGATAGCTGTTTTTTACTAAAAAAAGTCCCGCGGTTTTTGCTACATATCCATCCTCTCCGTCGTTTCTGCGAGAGTTATATACGTTATACCACTCGCCTACGGGCTTGCAGAAATATTCACTGTCTCCTGCAATATTGCAGACCCCCGTGCTTTGAAAGCTGTTTAGCGAATGCGACACGATTGTGTCGCCTATGTCAAACTTTTGAATTTTGATCTTGAATTGTCCCAATTTTGAGGGCCTTTTCGCCCTCAAATAACCACAATCATAAATCAGGATTTGCCCAGGCTGCACAAAAACACGGTTTTTCCAGCCGCTATTTTTCGCATGCTCGGGGATTGACTGATTTGAGAAAACCTCAAACCCGTCGTCCTTTTTTACGATTTTTTCGATTTTATGGCGCCCGAGAGTGCCTGCAGGCTTGTATCCATCCATCCAATCCTCAAAATTTTGAGCTATTTGCTCGTATTCAAAATATCTCTTTGCCATTTTTCTATCCTTTACGCCTCTTGCACGCTCGCAAGAGACTTAAACAGCTTTAGCTCCAGCTCGCCGCCCTCGTTTTTGACGACCATATACCAAACCTTTGAGTCGTTTTTCCAGCTTCCGTCATCAAGCCTGGCCTCAAATTTATCCCCCTCTTTTGCTCTGAAAGTGAAAGAGGTGTCATAATACTTATGTTTGCTATCCCAATTCTTGCCGTTGCAATCGATAAATTCTCTACTGACCTTACCGTCCGCAAAGCTTAGCCTAGCCATATATGCGTGGCCGTTTTTTCTGGGGTCTATACTCTCAAAGGTTTTTACGATGAACTGTTTGTCCTCTTTGCGGCTTTCTATGATAGCCTTTGCTTGAGACACGATCTCAAGCAATTCTTCGTTTGATAAAAGGGCTAGATTTTCCATTATTTACCCTTTATAACGCGTTCAAGCTCGTTGATATCGACATCCATATCAAGAGCTCTTTGATACTCGGCTCTTTCATCGGCGCCGTCTAAATTTTGAGCAAACCAGGTGAAAGTCTTTTTATCTATATCGTTTAGCCTTACGGACTCTCTGTCTTCCGGCGACAAAATAGTATCCACAAACACTTGAATTCTTTCTAGCGTAGTGTTTGACGGAAAGCTTCCGCCGCATAAGCAGCGGCCATATATGCCCTTGTTACGCCAATTTGCTATGCCTGAGAGGATGGCGTTTGCCTCGCCTTTATTGTAGTATGTCTTTTGCAT